CCTCCGATGACGGCAGCGCCGGTCGCGATGCCTGACTATCAACTGGCGCTTCGCGCGCGCATGCTCGCTGACAGCGCGGTGGCGGACGCGTCGGCGCGCAGCATCGACTGGAGCGTTCGGCCGCAAGGTGCCGGCTTCCCCGGCATCCGCCTCGCCGTCGTAAGCGACCCTCGCCCGCGGCACATGACCGGCACTGACCGCTACCGCCCGGTGCGCGTGCAGATCGACTGCATGGCGCTGTCCCGCGGCGAAGTCGTGAAGATGCGCGAGGCGGTGCTGACGCTTCTGCTGACGTCCACGACCTACGACGGCGTCCGCTTCGGCAAGGCGCAGGACATCACCGTTCGCGACGACGGCGAGCAGCTCGACCAGGATTACGTGCACCGCGATCAGATCGACGTGGTGCTGTGGAACGACGGGTAAGGAGAACGACATGGCGACCCCCGCAATCCCGGCAGCCGCAGGCCTGTCCGGCGTGACCAACGGTGACGAGACGGAGCTCTTCGTCTCGCTCGACGAAACCAGCTGGACCCCGGTGGCGGAGGTCGACGACCTGCCCGATCTGCCCGGCGGCGAGCAGTCGACCTACGAGACGACCCACATGAAGTCGGGCGCCTTCAAAGAGTTTAAGAAGAACAAGCGCCGCGACGGCACCGAGACCGAGATCACGGGCAACTACGTGATGGGGTCGGATGCCGAGACGACGCTGAAGGCAATGGAGGCCGCGCCGGGTTCGCTCGCCTATCAGATCGTGCTCAAGCAGGGCGCGGAGGTCTGGCGCGCCACCGGCCGCGCGCTTTTCTCGAACCTCCAGCGCTCCAATCCGATGGAGGAGAAGCGCCGCTTCACTATTACCGCCAAGTGGGTGACGGGCATGACGCTGGTGAAGGACGCCTGATGGTCGCGCCATTCGACAGCCGTGCCACCATCGTGGCCGGCGACGAGAAGTTCGAAATCGCCATGAACTTCCGTACCATCTCGCTGGCGGAAGCCGAGCACGCGGGCGCGCTGACCAGCATGTCGACCTCGCCCACCCTCGCGGGTATGACCGTGCTGGTGTGGGCGTTCGCGCAGCCGGCGCATCCTGACCTCACGCTTGATCAGGCAATGACGCTCTGCGTCGATCACGGCGCGGCGTGCGGCGAGGCGTTGCGGCAGGTGATTTCGCGCGGCAGTGCGAAGGGTGACGGTGCGCCGCGCCCTCCCGCGCCGGCCCGTCGAAGCCGGACACTTTCGACGCGCTAAGCCTGCACCGGGACTGGTGCGCAGCGGAGTACGAACCCGACGCCTTCTGGCGGCAATCGCCGGCGACGTTCGAGAGCGCCATGCTCGGTGCGCGCGATCGGCGGCAGCGTGAAGCCGAGCGCGATCTCGCTCTGGCGCACACGACCGCCATCTTCACCCGGGCCACCAAGCTCCAGCCTCTCGCCCACTACCTTCCGCGCGCGCCGTCCGACCCGAGATCGATGCTGGGTCGGCTGAAGGCGATCGCGGCGGCGACCGGCGGAACCATCGAAGGCGAGGCGCAACATGCCGAAGTCAGCGATACGCATGGCGCTGAAGGGCGCGCGTGAACTGGAGCAGGCTCTCGAAGCGCTCGGCAAGCAGACCGCCACGCGGATCGGACGCAAGGCGGTGCGCGACTCCGCCAAGCACCTTCAGGCATCGCTGATCCTTACCGCGCCGTACCGGCCCGCCGCGCGACCGAAGCGCAGCGGGCAATACGGTCACCTTCGCGACAACCTGAAGGTGGTGACGGTCCGCGCGAAGAAGCCGGGCCTGCTGCTCTACCGGGTCAGCACCGGCGACGCGTTCTGGGGCAACTTTCTCGAGTTCGGCACGGTCAACCTCGCGCCGCGGCCATGGATGCGCCCGGCGGTAGACCGCGAGAAGACGGCGATCGTCACCATGCAGATCCGCACGCTCGGTGACGGCATCGACAAGGCGGCGCGGCGCGCAGCACGAAAGGCGAAAGCGGCATGAGCGTTATCGCCACCCTCATCACCACGCTTGGCCTCGACAGCTCGACGTTCACGACCGGGCTCGACGAGGCGACGAAGCGACTGCGGGGCACGCAGAAGAAGTTCGCCGCGACCGGCGCGGAGCTGCAGAAGATCGGCGCCGTGATGACGGTCGGCATCACGGCGCCGTTCATCGCCGCCACCAACGCCGCGATGGAAGGCGCACTCGCGCAGCGGCAGGCGATGGCGCAGGTCACGTCCGCGCTGGAAAGCATGGGGCCGGTCGCGGGCCGCACCGCCGACCAGTTGTCGAAGGCAGCGGACGCGCTCGAAGCCAAGTCGCTGGTCGACGCCGACGTCATTCTGACCAAGGTCACCGCCAACCTGCTCACGTTCGGCAATGTCGCCGGTACCGTGTTCGACCGCGCGCAACAGGCCGCGATCGACATGGCGCAGCGTCTCGGGCAGGATCCACAGGCCGCGGCAATCATGCTCGGCAAAGCGCTGAACGATCCGGTAAAGGGCCTAACCGCGCTGACCCGCGTCGGCGTCAGCTTCTCGGCATCGCAGATCGAGACGGTCAAGCAGCTGGCGGCGACCGGGCAAACCGCGAAGGCGCAGGGCCTGATCCTCACCGAGGTTGAGCGGCAGTTCAAAGGCGCCGCGCAGGCGGCAGCCGAGACCGACCCGTACCGGCAGATGAACGTTGCGCTCGGGCAGGTGTCCGACGTGCTCGGCGAGGCGGCACTCAACGTGTTGCCGTCGTTCACCTCGGGCATCAAGCTCGTCGCCGACGCGTTCCTGGCGCTGCCGTCCTCAACGCAGACCAGCGTCATCGCACTCGTGGCGGTCAGCGCGGCGCTCGGGCCCGTGATCGCGGCGATTGGCACGCTGGTGACCGGTATCGGCGCCGCCCTGCCGGTGCTCGCCGCGCTTCGCGTCGCGCTGATGACGCAGGCCGTGCCCGCGCTCGTCACCTTCGCGACGACGATGGCGCCGCTGCTGCTGCCGCTCGCCGCGGTCGCAGGCGCGATCGCGCTGGTCATTGCCGCGATCCGACACTGGGACGAGATCAAGGCGATCACTGCGCGCGTCGTCGGCTACATGCGCGACCTCTACACCGGCGTGAAAAGCTGGATCGGCGATAAGCTAAACGCAGTGTGGGACGGCGTGAAGAAGCGCATTGATGACACCAAGCAGTGGTTCTTCGGGCTGTACGACGCGGTTGTCGGTCACAGCTACATTCCGGACATGGTGGATGAGATCGGCGAGCACATGGCGCGGCTCGACCAGACGCTCGTCGCACCGACCCGGGCAGCGACGCAGAGCGCGGCAGAGGCGTTCCAAGCGCTCGGGCAGAAGGTGCAGCCGATCCTCGACCGGCTCTTTCCCGGCCAGGCAAAGGTCAACCAGTTCCAGCGCGACATGGCCGACCTGGTCGAATACGCAAAGAAGGCCGGCTGGACCGCGGAGCAGCTCGAGGAGGCGCAGCAGCGCTTGCGCAACGAGGCGGGCGGGCTTGATCCGGCCACGCGCGGCGGGGGCATCATCGCTGAACCCACGTTCGGCACCACCATCACGCCCGAGAACACCGCTGACACGGTAGAAGACGCGTGGGAGCGCGTGCGCAAGGCCAACGCCCAGACGGTCGAGAGCTTCGCCGGGCTGGCGCGCGACGTCATCGGCTCGCTCGGGCAGTTCGGCCGCTCGCTGAAGTCCGGCGACTGGGCTGGAGCGCTGCAAAGCGTTCTCGACACGATCAGTCAGATCAGCGGCATCATCAAGGGCACAGGGCAGCCAGCGACGCGGACCTATCCGGTTGATCTCTCGCTGTCGGGCGCGCGCGCCGCGGGCGGGCCCGTGCTGCCGAACCGCAACTATCTCGTCGGCGAGCGCGGCCCGGAAATCCTGCGCATGGGCGGCCGCAGCGGCAGCATCGTGCCGAACGATCAAATTGGCGGCGCAGGCGTGGTGCATATCGCGATCGAGGAAGGCGCGCTGTTCCGGCCTGTCGTTCGCTCGGAAGCCGGCGCGGTCAGCGTGCAGACCGTCAGCAGCAACAACCGTATGGGCGCGCTGCGCGGGCGCCAGGCGCTGGGTTCGTGATTGAGCTTCCCGCGGGCGTGGTGCCCGTCACCGCCTCCGCCGCGCTGGTCGACGCTGGCGGCGTGATGCGCTCGCCGCTCAACACCGCGGCGCTGCGGGTCAACCGGCTGGGTTCGCACTATCGCGTCGCCCTCACCTTTCCGCGTATCGACGACCCGGCGCTCGCGCGCGTGGTCGTGTCGCGGCTGATCCGCGCGCAGCAGGAAGGGCTGCGCACTTGGTTCCCGACGCCGGAAGATCAGCCGGTCTCGGGCAACGTGGTGGTCGACGGTGCTGGGCAGTCGGGCAAGGCGCTCGCGGTGCGCGGGCTTGCCCGGCAGACGGCCATCCGCGAAGGCTGGTGGCTGTCAGTCGCCGATCCCCTAGGCCGCGCCTACCTGCACAACATCGCCGGCGGCATCATTGCGGATGGTAACGGTCGCGCGGTCCTGCCGCTGTCGGAAGGTCTGCGCGCGCCGTTCGCCGATGGTGCCGCGGTGCGCCTCGTCAGCCCGCCCATCGAAGGCATTGTCGAAGGCGACGCGCGCGAGTGGTCGATTGATGTCGAGCGCGGCGTCGACTTCACCGTGACGATTGAGGAGGCCCGATGATCGACCGGGTGCTCCTGACCGGCCTGATGAAGCTCGAGCTGCCGATCCGCGACGTGCTGCTGTGCGACGGCGGGTTCGTCCGCTGGGGCAACGAGACATTCGAGGTCGAGGATCCCGACTTCGGCGTGCTGGTCGGGTTCGAAGCGCTAACCGAGGGTGTCGGCGATGAAGCGCCTGCGGGCGTGCTGTCGCTGGCGACGCCGAGCACCGCGGCAGCGGCGATCCTGTCGCGGCCCGGCTACCAGGGCTCGCGCGTGCGGCTGTGGGTCGCGGAGATCGACG